GTGTATCAACATCGGGATAGGCATAGGTAAACATATCAAGTAATCGTCCAGCTTGATTGCCACCAGCCGCATTGAAGGTTCTAAATCCTGTATCGCTTCTCTGTGCGCTTTGAATCGTTGAATTTTTATAGGCGTTATAATCGGCGTATGCCATTTAACTCTCCACTAGAGATAAACCGCCGTAGCACTCGTAGTTAGCGTTATTGCTAGGAATAACTAACATAGCTAGACAAGCACCGCTTTCCACTTCAGGAAGACCAGGTAAACCTACTGTAAAATCTCTGAATCCTGTACCGCCAGTTTCCATTGTGCCTATCATCGCTAGTGGTCTCACTATTGAAACACCGAAGTTACCCGGTCCGCCTGTAGATGCCGATATTGTTACGTCTTTAACTGCCTGTACGCCTGTATCACCATCAGCTAATGGTAAGAAAAATGCACGATAAGCGTTATTAAAGTTAGCAGAACCAATCGGCGTAGCTATAGTAGTCTGATTAGCTGTACCAGCCTGGTTAGTATATGAAGCGGTAATAGTTCTTTGAGTCGTACCCAGTGCAGTGTAAATTTCAACCATTATCATGTTACCGACGCAAGTTGAGTTTGTATTGTAACGAGTTAATCCTGGTGACGCTGGATCACCTTGGACAGTTTGTGCAGTTGTTACCGTTCCACTTAAACCACCACAGTGCATCAATCGGTCATATAAAATAAACGAAGCAGCATTTAAGCTGGACATACAGTAGCTGTAAATAAACTTTTCGTATCCAGAAGTATTGCTAGTCTGCTTTAATGATCCATTAGTCGTGTTGTCGGGAATAGCTGCTGAAGTAGGAACATCACCACCTTGCGGAGTTCCATCCATACGCCAAAGAGAATTTAATCTGCCAGTAACCAATACGCTTGCAGTTGCTCCAGCCACTCTATTGGTTTTAAAAAGGAAAATAGTTTCTCTCGTGCCTCCACCGCCACCAGAGACTTTGTTTATTAGTGTGCTTAAATCCGCAATAGCAGCCATGATACCTACCTAAATGTAGCAAGGGCACCTATTAGTGCCCCTAGCTTTATAATTACAATGCAAAGATGCCTGATGCGTTGAATTGGATTGTCACGTTACCGCCGTTAGGAGTAAGTGGTAATCCAGAAGTCGCGCTGTCAAAATAAGCAATCAATGGGCTAGAGGAGGCTGTACCAGTATCCTTGTAGATAATATATGCCTCAACTGAGTTTCCGGTTAATCCAGTAAATGTAACGTCACCAGCATCAAACACGCCGTTTGTTACTGTTTTAGAGCCAAGAAGCTGTGCTGTACCTACTGTTGCACCTGACGCGCTGCTTAAAAACTCATGAGAAGCATTGTAGGTATATACACCAGTGTCAATAAGTGCCACCCTAATGTTGTCGCTATCCATATCAACCTGAGCACCTGAGTTAATACCTGCTGTACCAGGATTTAATAACTTCTCTTTAAATTTTGGATATAATACGTTTGCCATAAATTTTCCTTAACTTTCCACGTTAAATATTTCTATTGATGGATTGCCATCAGCGTCAGTTACTATTTTACCAACTCGCTTATTCCATTTTTGTTGTGGAACAATGTTGTTGATAACCACTGGTTCTGATGGAGCTTGTTGTGCTACTGGAGGAGGCTGCATGATTTGCATTTGTGTTTGAGCAGCAAGTCTAAGTTTCTCCAGCTCTTGTTCTTGATTGAGTCTACGCTCTTCTAACAACTTCTCAGATTCCTTCATTCTAACCGCCATGTTTTCTAGCTCTAGGCGTTGAAGGTCAATAATCTGAGCTACTCTATCTGCCTCTCTCTTAGCTTCGGTGCTATCAGCTTTTACGGCGGTTTCAGATTGAATCTTCATCATTTCTAGCTGCAAGCGTTGTTGCTCAAGCTGTAATTTCTGACTATCAACCATAGCGTTCTGCTGTGCGATAAACTCATCTAACTGAGCTTTTCTGTAAGCAACTTCTACTTCAGCTTGTGATTGAGCCATCCTAGCTTGTGCATCTAACTGAGCCATATATGCCTTTTGTTGCATCTCTTGAGCATCCATTTGCATACGCTGCATTTCTAGTTGTGCTTTTATTTGTGCAGCCTCTCGCTGTTGCTCTACTTGTAGTACAAGAGGATCGGAAGGTGCTTGTTGAGCTTGTTGTGATTTTTGATCAGCAATCACTCTAACGTCACCTAATGCTTTGGTAAACAGACCATCTAGTTCTTTACCACCCTTAAAGCGCCTAATCATGTTTTGCATGAGTTCCATACCAAAACCAGCTAATGGTGGGTATGCTTCGGTCATTGATTTTAATTGCTCAAAAAATTGTCCACAGGTTTCCAACAGCTGCAAACCATCTTGTTTATCTTGTGCTTGATCAAGAGCCACCATGCTATCGGTGGCAATAACAATGCGATAAATACGATCTTCATCATCTTGTAGAACGTCGATGATATCACCTTTAATCATGTCTAATTGCTGCATCCGCATGATCGGATCAGCTTGTTCAGGCAACAATTGACCAATTAAATTATCGGCATCAGATACCGCAAATAATGTCTCAGTGCTAAAATTCTCAGCAATAATGGTGCCTAACTTATTCACACCGTCGCTGATAAATTTAGCAAACTGGTTCTGTCTTACAATTAATCCTAGACTGCTCCAGGCATTTTCTAACCTATTAGCAGTTGCAGTTTTATACTCAGCAGAGGTGCCACGTAGTAGATCACTAACCTTTAATGTCTCATACAATTGATTTAGTGCTTCAGTTCTTGCAGCTTGTAATACGCTAATAGCCTCTACGTATGGTCTAATATCTAAATACTCAATCCCGTTAGCTTGACCACCTCTACCCTTATAACTAGGCCAGTTATTAACAGGAATATACTTTAAATCGCCTTGTAATAACTGTTCTACTTGTACGCCCATCGTGGCATCATACAAAGCATTAGTTCTAACAGCCTGTACAGTTGCAGCTAATCTAGTTGTAATTCTTTCTACTTCTAAAATCTGGTCTTTAGCATGTACGTAATCTGAAACAGGAATAACTGAATTAGGATCAGTGCTTTGGCTTATAACAGAACACGGCCAAAAACCTTCATACTCAACTGGTGGCTCACCTTCTTCAAGCATGCTTTGGTCGCCGTTCTTCTGCAACCAATACACCTTATCGCTCTCTTTACACCAAATCTCCCACAGTTCTGCCTTACCCTCGTACTTACTGGAATCATTCCAGTAGTTGCTTTTCAATATTTCAGGGTAGCTATCAAACTTCATATTCTTAGCTACATCAGAACCAAACTTTTCCTCCGCCTGGTACTTAGTTAAAAATGCTCGTTTCGCCTTCCATTCAATTTCACTTTCGCTTCTAGCATCAGCAGTGAGAAAATCATTATAATGTACATTCTCTAAAATAGCTCTTTCATCATCTTTTACTTCAATCTCCATCTGACCAATAATGATGCCTTCAGGAGTAGTAACTAACGTAGCTTCATCGCCTTCAAACGGCATACCCTGTGCATTAACAAGTATACCGGCTTCATTGCGTATTAACGCAAAATCCATCAATTCTTTTTCAAACTCTGCTTCGTACCTAGCCCATAATACGCTTCTACCAGTCAGTAAAAATTGCAATGCCGCATTGTAACCAACCGTATCAAAATCAAAATGCTCATCCATGGAAAACTGGGTATTACGCTCTAATATAACCGCACCCAGTTCATATTTTAATCCACCCACCCTCTTTCTAAGATTAACCTCTGCCTTCGGCGTACTGGAATAATAAGCAGGGAGTAGGGTATTAACGATATACCACCAAACGTTCAATCTCCGCTGTGTATCAGATAAATCTTTTTCAGCCTTATAAACCTTAATGCTCTCTTGGCACTGTTCAAAAAACTTCTTATGTCTATCCTCAGCATTGCTAATTTGTGAATGCCACCAACTGCCTGTGTATTTATTCTTGCTATTCTTGGCCATTAGATAACAGTCCTTTTCTGATTCTTACGTATTTCATTAACATACAATTGTAGATGTACTTTGCCTCTATGAACGCTCTTGGGCACGGCAGAAGAAAACGTGGAATCCATTAATCGTTCTTTACATAGATATCTTAACGCATCAGCCGCATGGTCGTCACCTGTACTATCAACATCCTCCATCTGCCTCTTATCCATCTGTAAGCTAGGTAGCGTCTCAATTAAGTAAGTACACGTGTCAAAAATATACAATAATGGTGCTTCTGCCTGTAATCGTCGTCTGATCTGAGTCCATCCACTGACCCTTTCATTATCAGCCCTTCTAAAAATAGGATGATTATATTTGCTAAATACGGCTGCAAATTGGTCATTTATAGTAGGACCACCATTACTATTAAAAATACTAGGGTCAGCCACTGAGATAGGATCTTCCCCGACACTCAAACTAGCTATCCTTTCTGCTTGGTCTTTGTTTTCAATCTGTTTGCCGTACAGCTCCCGATATATGACAATTGCCCCTTTCGGCAATTCAATGTTCTCCCCTTCGTCTGTCTTGCCACTACAAACAGCACCCCAAACGGCAGCAAAGTTACTAGTATAACCCCAATCGTAACCAAGATAACGAGGCCAATGCTTGGGTACATTGAAAGGCCGAATAATATGTTTAGTGCTAAACTCAGGAAAATAACTACCTTCGTGTATCTCAAAGTCACCCTCCAACCACGCCCTAACCAACTCAGGACTACCCACCATGTGTAACCGATCAATATACCCAGGATCTTTTTGCAACAATATCTGATTATCCTGTACCCTGCTTGGTATATAAATATACGGTACCGACTTATCCTCCGTAATCTTCCACTGTAACACCTTCCACCCTTTAGGTGCCGGTTTTATAAACAAATCCTTCAACCACTTATGCCCAGGACCACCAGGATTAAACGTCAATATCATCTGCGTTTCTGTACCACGCAATGCACCAAACAACTTAAATATAGGCTCTGGAGTAGGATAGTTACCAGCCTCCTCTATAGCAGCATGACTTAAATTCTGACCCTGATACTTCTCCGCATCAGCATTGCTACCCAATGGTCTAAACCTTAACCTACCTCCACTAGCAAACGTAAACTGCTTCTTCTGATCATTATAATGTGCCTCTAAAGGCAAATATATCTGTTTGGCACGCTCAATTAAATCATCTGCTTGTGGTAGCTCACGTCTAAAAAATATCGCGTTAAAACGCTCACCAAGCATCTCAGCAAGGATACCAAACTTACCCAAGACACCATCCGTTTTACCACCACCTCTAGCACCACCGTACCCAATTAGCGGCAACGGACAGTCAACTAACGCCTGTTGTGGGCCCTTTTGTGGAGTCCATACAATATTTAACTCAGGTTCAGAGGCCGTCATTTAACTTTACTCTGCACTGTAAATCTCCGTTTGCCGCTTCATACCAAAAGGAAACTCTAGTTTACTAGAGGTAAAACTTACTTCCTTAAACACAACATGATTTGTAGGCTGCACACTTAACCTTCCATTTACCAGCTCAACAAAACAAAACTCCTTAGCTTGCTCAGGATAAGCACTAAAACCATCACCAATAGGAGCTACACTAAATAAATAACTACCCTCATGCTCCCTCCCATTAGCTCGTACCTTGCAATCTAAACCACTCAAATACCGATATTCCAAAACCGTAAAATCACTACCATAGCAATCCCAGGTTTGTGCATCCTTTACATCCCAATCCGCAGGACTATCCGTAAAAGCTATACCATGCACAGGAACATTGCGATAAATAGCACCACTCTCCAGCATCACCGTACAGCCCCAAACTCTACCAGGATACGACACTAACCCGAACCATACGCAAGGAATGAAACCTACGCCATTTTTGTGCGTATAAACGGCATCTACATAACAATAAATATGCCGTGGTAACTCACCTACAAGGCTATAGCGTGTCATCATCTATAACTTTGTTATGAGGAGTAGAACAGTCAAAATTGGCATCTGCTGTGGAAGGGTGTATGTGGTCATGGGACTCCAACGGTTTCCGATTTGAAATATTTTTGCTACCGGCGGTATCAAGGTGGCAGTTTTGCAATTGAGAGTTGCCACCTATACAAGCGCGATCATTTTGTTCAGTAGGTAGGGAGGTAGTAGGTAGTATCTCTGCATCTGTTACTGAAATAGTTTTAGGATTCTGTTTCACTAACGATCCCCCCTCCCCCTGATCATTTTGCTGTGGTAAATATTCTTTTGACCACTCTTCCGCTGTCATGCTTCTAGCTGCTATTACGGCCTTTACCCTTACATCCTGTTTCATCTCTATATTCGCTAGCTTAGGCGCATAATATGGCGCTGCTGCCATTGCTGCTGCTAACTGTTGCGCTTGGTTAGGTGTAAATCCGGCTACGCTGATCCCGTTTGCCCAATAAAGTAACAGCTCATGAGGTAGCATCTTTTCTATTGCTGCTAATGATCTGATCTTTTGTTTAGATAAAGCAGATATCTGCTTAGGTTCGCTAGCATCACCAAAAGGATCGGGGAGTCGTCTTGGCAAGTTATTGATCTCCTTATGCTGCTAAAATTTTCAGTAATCGTTATCGTTGCTTACTGTTAGTGTAAACCATTGCGATCATAAGTAATAGTTATTTTACGCTGATCAGGTTAAGCAATCTTATCGTTGAAGCGGGTTAGGGGAATGGAATCCTGCTTAACGATTAGTACTGGGACAGGCTCTTCGATGTCGTACTTACGAATCTTAGGTACGGTGATTGTCCCGTTATCAAATTCTT